ATGCTAATGCTTGGGTGCTGACCTTGCCGATGAATTTTGATTCACCAGATAACGAGTTTTACCGTCCGCTTCCACAGGTATTTACATCAGAGGCAATCATCGACTATCGTGAAGGGGAGTATTTCGTAATTCAGACCTCCAACACTGAACGCTATGAGGATGACCAGAACTACACCTATTCCGATGGCGCTAAGTTCATGGTCATCACGCCTGAATCAATACAGGAGTTCGACTATCAACCCCGTAGAGGAACTATCACGGAAATCTATAACCGCCCCAACGAGATAGGGTATATTCCAATTCGCTCGATGCGGGGAGTATGCGTAGATCAGAAGGAAGGCTACAACCTGTACGAATCCCGTATTGCGGGGATAGTACCGATGCTGAACGAGGTTCTTCGAGAGTACTCGGATATGCAGGCAGAGATTGTGATGCACATTCACAGCACGATGTGGACTATACAGCCACAAGCCTGCACAACGTGTAAAGGCAGAGGCGTAATGCGTTCCAGTGCTGAATCTGCACCCGTACAATGTAAGGACTGCAACGGTGTCGGAATTGCACCGCTGAATCCATTTGAACACCTGACTATTCCAATGCCAAAGACAGGGGAGAATGCAGTACCGACCCCTCCAATGGGATACGTGCAGAAACAGACCGACATTGCACGGTTACAGGAAGAGAGGATTCGTCAGCACGTGTATGATGCACTTGCTTCTATTAACATGGAGTTCTTAGCTGAATCACCTGTAACACAATCAGGAGTAGCAAAGCAAGTAGATCGGGAAGAATTATATTCCACTGTTTACAGCGTTGGTGCGGATTGTTGCAGAATCCTTGCCGAGATCATCTACGATATTAACCAGTGGCGGTTCAAACCCGCTAACTTTAGCGATGCCGAGTTAGATGATATGCTACCTGCCGTGACCGTTCCTGAACGCTTCGACTTGCTATCTGCTAATCTGCTCATTGATGAGATTACCAAAATGAGTCAAGCAAAGGTAGACCCCGCCATCATCAACGCTGCACAAATTGACCTAGTAGAAAAACGGTTCGTAAATGACCCGACACTACGAGACATGGTGAAGTTGAAACTGCTGTTAGACCCATTTGCGGGGATGCCCGAAGAAAACATATCTATGATGCGGATGTATAATGCCGTATCCCAAACCGATGTTGTCATCCATGCCAATATCAACGACTTTGTAAACAGAGCCTTAAACGAGGTCAGGGACTTTGGTGTAATGCCACACCGTGAACAGCAGGACATTATCCGAAAGTATGCCGTAGAGAAAGAACTTTCAATGAGGGCAAACTTAATCGAAACACCACCAACTGAATAATGCCACAAGGCGATAAGATCATAGAGGAATTAGAATCACTCATTGAGAAACGAATCAATGGGTTTACCGCCTCTATGCCCGCTGTTCAGAAACAAGCGTATGCGGAGGTATTGGAATTAACCGCCCAACTGGAGAAATACAAGGACGGCACGATTAAAGTATCCGCATCCAATATCCGACTAATAGCCAAGATCAAACAACGGCTACTAGAGGTGATGATAGACGGGAAGTACGAACGGGAGTTAAAGAAGTTAGTCAGCACCTACGATGATATCACCAAGCTACAAAACTCCTACTTTGCCACAACGGTAAAGGATTTCACCGTTCCTGCTGTACTTGCTGAACTGCAAAAACAGAGCATCGATATCACTATTGAAAGTCTAGGACGGGCAGGGATTGAGGTGAACGTCATTAACCCTGTCAGGGATATTCTAACCAAGAACATTACCACAGGAGGCAAGGTGTCGCAGTTCACCGAAGAAATCAGAGCCTATCTAATGAATCAAGGCGAAACGGAGGGTACGCTAAACAGATAACCACCGATGCCCTGAACCAATACAGCCGAAACTATAACAAGGTCATTAGCGATGATCTCGGCTTCGTGTTTTGGCGTTATTCGGGGTCGCTCAAGGAAACATCCCGTGAATTTTGCGTGAAGATGATTGAGGCTAAGAATGGGTGCATGAAGTATTTTCACACCTCACAGATTCCTGAACTATTAGCGGGTAGAATATGCGGGGAACAGATACACATAAATAAGAAAACGGGGTTACCATCGGGAATGATGAAGGGTACAAACGTAGCTAACTTCTACGTGAACGCAGGAGGCTTTCAGTGTAACCATCAGATTTACGGGGTAGCCACAGCCGTAGTCCCTAAAGAATTACGGCAACAGTTTGCAGTAGAATAATTCATATATTTGCACATACAAACAAACATGGAACAACAAAAATTTATCAGTGTATGGCGGGACGGTCAACACTGGTTCGATTCACCCGAAACCAATCAACAGGAGGTTGAAGATATGCTAGTTAAAAGAGGCATATCAGCTAAATGCGTAATTCTTCCACAGGGAGAAACACCAAAAGCACCAAAGGTAAAAGTCATTAAATCTAAAGAGTAACACCAAAAACAAAACCACATGAACGCAGGAGAATTGATTCACGCCCTTGCCGAGCGCACGGGATACGACACGACACCACTAAAGGACTTGTTGGCTAACCCCGCATTGTCACAGATTACACTGCCCGATGATTTTAAACCCGCTGTGCTTAACTCACTGCTCACAGTGAATGAAGCTAAGATCAACGGTGAACTGAAAAAGCACTTTGCAGGGGTTCATCTCGGCTCTGTGGATTCCATCATCAACGACATGACCGATGAATACGCTCTGCCCGATGACGTGAAGGGAGTGCTGAAAACAGAAACCAACTCTTTTGAGCGCATTAAACTATTCACGAAAGCATTGGCCAAAGCGAAGGAAGATGCGGCTACTGCGGTGGGTGGTGAAAAGAAAACCCTTGTAGAGCAGATCAATAAACTCAATGCAGAAATTGCCTCCGCTAAAGATCAGTTAAAAGCGGAAACAGCACGGATTGAAAACGAGTGGAAAGGTAAGTTTGGTGACCACCTTGTAAACAGCAAATTTACGCAATACTATTACGCTATGGACACCATCCCCGTTGACGTACAGGCAACATCAGCACGGACATTATTCGAGCGCAAACTAGCTGAAAAGGGTGGAAAGATGAAGTTTGTGGATGGTAAGGTGACCCTTGTATCTTCCACAGATGACGCACTGCCTTTCACCATCGACAACAAGCCCGTTGAGTTCGACAGTTTTGCCGATTCAGTGGTGGCAGAGAATAAGCTAATCAAGGTGAAGGGTCAGCAACCACCATCACCAAGCCCGACACCAACCCCAACACCAGTACCGACAAAGATCACGACACCCGCCGCTAAATCACAGGTATCATCAGCCCTGAACGATTTACGTGCAGGTTCACAATAAGACAGGGATTGAAGTGTTAGTATGTGAGAAGCCCCCTTGCTTATGTGAGGGGGTTTTATTATGTTTGCACTTCACATACAAAATTGACATGAAAAAAATAGAAGAAATTGAAGATATTGATGAACGGGATTTTAAGTATGAACACAAAATCATAGAATCTATAACGATTCACAAAGTAACTTATCTTTACAATGAAAAACCATTAATATTAGGAAGTCTTAAAAGATTACCAATAGAAATTATTAAAAGATATTTTTTAATGAAAATTAAACAAGATTAACGACATGATCCTATCCATCCTTATTCCATCCATCCCATCCCGACTTGAATCGCATCTGATACCGCTAATCCGTGAATTAGAGAGGCAGATAGAGGTCGGTTATCCGAAAAAGCATTATGAAATTCTGATGTTATGCGACAACAAAAAGCGAAGCATTGGAGCGAAAAGACAGGCATTACTGAACCTTGCACAAGGTGAATATGTTACATTTTTGGATGACGATGACAAGCCTGATGAAAACTATTTATGGTACTTTGTAGAGCATTACATGAGTAATTATGATGACTTATCCGATGTTTTCACCTTCAATCAAAAAGTCATCCTAAACGGTGAAGAATACGCACTGCAATTTCAACACGGACACCCGACTAATGACGAATTAGTAAAGGACGGCATTACCATCCGACCCCCTTGGCACGTTTGCTTTTGGAGGCGTGAAGTAGTTCAGCATTGCACATTCCCCGACAGCAACTACGGTGAAGATTGGGCATGGGCTGAACAAGCCAATAAGAAAGCAAAGTACGCACATCATATCAATCACGAAATGATGACGTATATTTATGATTCAAAAGTATCAGAAGCTAATCCTGATTTATGAAATACTCACAAAACGATGAACAGCACTACATCCTGCAACACCTAGAAGGCGTTACGGGGAAGTTCCTAGACTTAGGAGCATTTGACGGCATTACATTCAGCAACACCTACGCACTGTTAGAGCGTGGATGGGAAGGCGTGTACGTGGAAGCATCACCAAAGATGTTCACCGCCTGTCAGCGCAACTTAGAAGGAAAGAATGTGCATCTATGCCTTGCCTGTATAACGCATGAGCCTGTTTTCGGAATGACTACATTCTACGATAACGACCAAGCCACTGCAACCACTGACCATTCACACGTGGAGAAATGGAAAGCACAAACACCTTTCCAAGCACTTACGGTGATGCCCGTGCATATCAATACCATCCTATCCCATTACGGGACTGATTTCGATATGGTATCCCTTGACATCGAAGGACAGAGTGCGGAGTTATTCCTAAAGGTATTCCCATTAATGCCGAAAGTGAAAGTT